TACTGCCCAATTTTTGGTTTAAAAATGAAAAAATCATTGCTTAATTTTTCGAAAAAATGAAAAATTATTATTTAAAATTTAAAAGATATAATTAGTTGTATTACTATGACATTTTGTAAGAGAGAAGAAGCTTTATTTAAGTTCATGGAGAAACATAGAATCAGAGGTAAACACACATCTAATCCAACAATAACACATCTGTCATATGGTGGTCCAAACGAGTATAGTAAAAATGGTAAATATAACATCCCAGAAGATAAAATAGACATATTTATGGATGACTATATATCTGTAATCAATAGTGGATCTACTAATATATCAATCTTAGAAAAACAAAAAGAAATATCTTTCCTTTTTATTGACATAGATCTCAAAGTATCTGCTAATAATATAGAAAAGTTTAAAGGTAAAAATCATCTCTATGATTTCAAGTTTATAGAAGATATACTACAAAAAATTATGATAGTTATAAACGATAATTTTGATTATAATAAAGAAAAATTCATTATTGGTTTATTTGAGAAAACAAAATATACCCAAAAAGATGATTATTATAAAGATGGAATCCACATAATCTTCTCTAAGCTACGATTACCCAGTAAGATCAGGCACAAGATTAGGGAAGAAGCTATAAAGCTGATGGAGGCTGATGAAGATCTCTCTAAAAAGATAAAAGTATATATGAATCCAATAAATAACATTATTGATAGACAAGTAATATCATCTAATGGCTGGTATATGTATGGATCATCGAGGACAGAAAGTGAAAGTTATTTAATGACGCGGTATTTTAATTGTCATTTAAAAGATTTCCCTGTTGAGTTTGAAACAGAGGATATTATTAAAGCATTTTCTATTTATCATAATAGAAGTTTACTAGTCCCAGAAAAAACAACTAGGATTAAAAAAGATTCTATTTTCAACAATATAGCTGACATAAAAGATAATAGTGTTGAAAATAAATTATTTACCATGAAAAATACTTTAAATGATTCATATGATGATTATAATGACATTATTTATTTTCTTGATATTTTAAACCAAGCAAGAGTTGAATCATATGAAGAATGGTTAAAGGTAGGATTTGCAATTTATAATACTAATCCAGAATATTTAGATTTATGGATAGAGTTCTCAAAAAGATCTCAAAAGTATGACATTAAAGAGATCCCTGATGTTTGTTACAAACAATGGATGTCGTTTAAGAATGATGGTAGAGATGCAAATCAATTGTTGACGATACGATCATTGGCATATTGGGCAAAGCAAGATAATCCCGGTGAATACAATGATTATCTTGCAGAAAAGAAACGAAAAAAAAGAGATGATAGTAATCCAAGTAATACTTTTTCAATTGCATTGTATTTGTATGAGTTCTATAAAGATAAATATGTCTGTTCTTCATTGGACAATAATAAATGGTATGAATTTTGCGACTATAGATGGGAATTTATAGAACAAGTTTATACATTGAAGAATAATATATCTGAAGAATTTTGTAATGAATATATACAAGATAAAATAGAAATCCTTAAAAAAAGATTGGTCATAGAAGACAATAGAGAGAAAGAAAGATTGGACGCCAAAGAAAAAGAATTAAATAAAATTATTAATAATTTAAAAGGTATAGATTATAAGGATAAGATTATTAAGGATGCAAGAAATCTTTTCTATAATAAAAAATTTAATAGTGTTATGGACGAAAACAGGGATATTATATGTTTCTCCAACGGGACATATAATCTCAAGATAGGAACATTTTCTACTGAAGGAAAACCAGATGATTATATAACTTTCTGTACAAATATTAGATATACAGAATATAGTGAAAAATTACCATATCTAAGTGATATTAAGAAGTTTTTTAAGCAGGTATTTCCTGATAAAAAACTACGGATATATTTTCTTACAGTTTTAGCGTCATGTTTATCAGGAGACGTTAAACATCAAAAAATATACTTTCTGATAGGAGGGGGTTCTAACGGTAAATCATTAACGATGGAAATCATCAATAATATATTTGGAGAATATTTTTTATCATGTTCTCCAAATATTATAACAAAAAGTAGGAACAAGTCTAATGAGGCTTCGCCTGACATTGTCAAGTTGAAAGGAAAAAGATTTGTTGTGTTACAAGAACCGGATAAAGGAGAAAAAATTAATATTGGCTCAATGAAAGAATTGACTGGTGGGGATAGATTGATAGCTCGAGATCTTTATCATGGTGCATCTGCGATGCTAGAGTTCTATCCACAATCAAAGTTTTTTCTAACTTGTAATTATCTTCCTATTATCCCATCACTTGATTATGGTACATGGAGAAGAATTGTTGTTATAGAGTTCAAATCAAAATTTGTTAGAAAACCCAGACCAAATGTTAAAAATGAATTTAAAATCAACTATGATCTTAAGAATAAAATTCATCTATGGAAAGAATCAATAGCAAGTTATTTAATCCATATTTATAACACACAATATAAGAAAAATAATTATGTGATTAAAGAACCGCCAGAGGTTTTAAATAAAGTGAGAATTTATAAATCAGAAAATGATCAAGTCAGAGAGTTTTATAAGAGTAATTTTAGGGAAGCTAAAAATGATAACAGTGATTCTCTGCTAATATCAGAATTATATTCTGAATTTAAAGAATGGCTTATAAGTAATCATCCAGATAAACAAGCAAAAATTGTTTCGTTGAATGAGTTCTCTAAAGAAATTATTGATCTTCATCCATATGCTATTGATTCAAATAATCCCATTGTTTCGGATGACTGCGACGAGGGCGACGAAGGCGACAATCAAGAGGAAACTGAAAATGATACTAATTTATTTGACCAAAGTGAAACGAATCCAAATGATGATGATGCTGAAAGTGATTCTGACAATGATAGCACCAAAGATATAGATGACGATTCAGACAGTGATAAAGAAGATGAAATATTTACTAATTTAGATACTTTAATCAGGATACAGCGTAAGAGAAAGGGAAGAGTTATGTAGTTAAAAATTCATGCTGTAATAATTCCTTTACTGTAATTCTCTCTGATGGTTCAATTACTAGACATTTATTTATAATATCTAGTAATTGTTCTTTATGTGTGACAGTCAATCCTTCAATTTCTAGATCATTTATTCCTATCTCAATAGTATCATCTTTAGAATAAAAATACTTTTTCAGACGATGTTTTCTATTAAAATAAATTTTATAGTCCTCAGTTTTTTTGATAAACTCTTTGTTAAATGGACCAAACATATTGCTAATCATTACTAGATGATTATAATCTCTGCTATTTTCGATACTTTTATCTTTTACTGGATCAAATAAAATCTTGGTTGTTAATAGTTCAAATAATAAACATCCAAAAGCCCATATATCTACAGAGTAATCACATTTTCCTAATAAAATCATTTCTGGAGATTGATAATATCTCGTTCCAAAAGGAAAAGTGAAATCATCATCTAACGTAGATAAAGATCCGAAATCAATTATACAAAATGATAGTTTTTCATTAGCTTCCAGATCTATTGAAATGGTAGAATATGTTTGAATGCTGGCTAGATTAACATTAACATTACTATTACCATCTTTTTTAAACCTATCTATACAAGCTTGTATTCTGGTACTTGTACCTCTTAGCATTATATTTTCTGGTTTAATATCACCGTGAAATACATTATATTTATTATGTAAAATATCCAGACCATTAAGAATGGTAAGCATAATATTTTTAATATTATCTACAGTAAGAATCTTTTTATCATTAATAATGATATGATTTAGATTACATTTACATAATTCATAGATGGAAATATAATAACCTTCATATTCAAAATGGTCATATATATGAATAAATTCTTTTTTATTTTTAAGTTTATCTAATAATTCAAACTCATCATCAACTGTATTAATCTTTTTCTGGATTTTTAAAGCATAAAAATTCTTATCATCCTCATTGTTGTAAGCTAGATAAATTATAGATTCAGAACCTTTATCTAGTTTATTAATAACTGTATAATTATTAATTTTACTAATATCAATTTCATTGTCTAAAAATATATCACTAGATTCTGAAGATGAATTTTCAGATTGACTTGATCCATCTTCGCTATCTATTGATAACTCTGGTTTCGAATCTGAATTAGAACTAACTAGTTTTGAACTGGAATAAATGCTCACAGATTTATTTTTCATATTTATATTAATATTATCTTTATTGTCTTTATTGTCTTTATTATCTTTATTCTTACTCTTTTGATTATTATTCGATTTCATATAAATTATATTTTATATTATAACTTTATATAATAATTAACTATTATAATATCGTACTTTGCCTAATTTAATTACTTTTTATATAATATTATATATGTCACAAAAACCTGTAGATATTTTAAAATACTCTCGACGAAAAAGATATGGTATGCAATTTATTATTAGTTCTCTTTTTGTCTTCGTACCAAAGATAAGTGATAAAGCTTTCCTAAATAAACCAGTAATTAATAAAAAAACATTTATTAATTATGTTATTGTATTAACTGCATTTTTATTATATAATTTTTTATTATTAGAATTTATGAATAAACAATTGAATAAATTAGATCTTTATAATTTAAAACTTTATAGTGTTGTTAACGATACTATTAAATTCATGACAGCGAATTTATTAATATACTTACTTACAAGAGATAAAGGAGTAATATATAGTGCAATATGTCTGTTATTAGGATTACATTTTCATACATTAATTGTGAGTGATTTTATTCCAAATGGAGATATTAGTGCTATTATTAGAATCCTAATTGGAACTTCAGTACAGGTTGTTTTATTAAAGCAAGAGATTACATTATTAAAGGCATTATTAACGATAATGAATCTTACAGCAATTATATTTACTTATAAATCAATTAATAACTATTTTGTCACTAAAAACAATTATTCTAATTTTCAAAAATTCCCCCCTACTAAAATTATAGAAAATGTTATAGATTCTAAAATTCATAAAGAAAATATAAAAAAAGTATTTGATAAAAATTAATATAATGTCAGGAGGTATACTTAATATAGCAACAAGTAAAATTGATGATTTGTTTCCAAATAATGATAATATAGATATTACTTTTTTCAAAAATAAATTTAAAAAATATAGTAATTTTTCATTTGATTTTAAAACTATCACTCCAGATCAGTCGGCTAATTATAACTCTGAAGTCTCATTTCAGCTTACAAATGAAGAAAATATCATATCTCGGATATACGCTAATGTTACTGTGCCGGAGATAGCAATTGATGATACCAGTATATCATCAGAAGAATATCACGAATATAAAAAAGAAGAAATACAAAGATTAAACAAAAATGTTAGAATAAATCTTAATAATTATAATACATTAAAATCATTGGTTGACATATTGATGCCATTATACAGAGATATATATTACCAGTTAACGATTGATAATTCTACTATTGAGGAATTAAAGACTATAATTTTAACGTTTGAAAATAAAAATAGATCAGTATTAAGTAGATTAATATCTATGGTAGATGAAAATATATTTGCTAAAATAAATTTTTATTCTTATATCATTTCTCTTAACCATCAAGATAATACTTTAACTAATACTTTAGATAAATATTACACAAATATGATATTTTATCTAAATTATTATTATAATAGATTTAACAGGTATCAAACTGATATAAGTAATTTGAGTAAAATATATGTAGATACAGTAGATAATTTAGGACATTATATAATAACAGACTTTACCTTCGAATCAAGTGGACAAAATACATATACATATTCAAATGATTTATTAGAAATTATATCTTCTCACAAAATTAAAGATTATAACAAAGAAAATTATTACAAAAGAATGATTGACAATGATAACAATAATGATAAAAATAAAATTAATGAAAAAAATATCCAGATTCCTTTACATTTTTGGTTCTGTAAAGATAGTAATCTTTCACTTCCATTACTTGCATTAAGAGACAATAAATCTGTAATAAAATTAAAAATAAATTCAATATTCAATATTTTTACGTTTTTAAATTATAAACAGATTTATGAGAATTTATTAAATCCTGTAGTAATGATAATAAATAATGACAATATTCATGAAGTAATTTATAAAGATTTAATTATTGATAGCTATGATATTAATTTAGAAGAAAATATAATCCAGTATCATTGTAAGATATTAAATATCAGATCATTAATGTTAGGATTTGATGGTGTATTACTGGAAAAAGAAATAAGCGATATATTAGAAAACTATGGTGAATTTAATCAGATGTATTCAGAATATACAATTGACGAATATCAATGGATACATTTTATGACATTATTAAAAAAAGATAGGATCGGATATAAAGTAGGAAAATATCTTCCATTTATAGATTTTGATATTTATTATAATAAACTACCAGACTTAAATATAAATTTGATATGTGAATATTTTTATCTCACTAATAATGAGAGAAATTTATTTGCGACATCAAATCTAAATTATTCTATTGAAGTATATGAAGAAAATAATTTTAATTTTAAAAATAAAATTATCTTAGATTCAGAATTATCATTTACTGGATTGTGTAAATCATTATATTGGGTGATTAAAATTAATAATAGATTTTATAATGAAGATATGTTTGATACTAAACTTATTGAAAAACATTCATTCTATATTGGAGAACATAAACTAAATTTAACTGATGGTAATGTTTTATCATATAAACATTTAAATTCAATTATTTTGAACGGTGTATATTATTACACATTCTGTTTATTCCCTGAAAAACTACAACCATCAGGTGTTATAAACTTTAATAAAATCAAAAATAAGCATTATACTATAACAGTTAATAATGATTTTATAAATGAATACAAGAGAAAAATGTATGTTGAAGATTTTATTGTTGACATAAAAATCATGTCTGTAAATTATGATATTTTGTCGATACATAAAGGTCAGTTGAACATTATTCATAATTAGATTAATAAATATTTTACAAACGAAGTTTGATTTCAAAGTTAGATAAAAAATAATTGTATTAATCTTAATATAAAAGAAATGAATATCCAAAATATATTATTAATATCACTATGTGTTATTGTTTTATTTGTTTTCACCTTGTTTTTGTGTAAGAGAATAAAAGATAGAAAAGATTCAATGAACAAGAATAAAAATAATGGGAGTAATTTAAATACTCATAATTACAATATTACCAATGAAACTATTGATGATGATGTGGAAAGTAATCTTGAATATAATATTAACGATGATATGGATAAAGATGATATTGATAAAGATGATATTGATGATGAAGATGGAGATAATATTGAATACGATAAATTTCAAAATATATTAATGAAACAAATTGAAGAATTAAGAAGAAATATGTTAGAAAAAAATACATCTAGTATTAACCTTAGAGAAAGAAATAATACCATTGTTGAAGTGGATGATGAAGATGAAGATGGGGATGTAGGTGAAGATGAAGATGGGGATGTAGGTGAAGATGTAGGTGGGGATGTAGGCGAAGATGAAGATGTAGGTGAAGATGTAGGTGAAGGTGAAGATGTAGGTGAAGATGTAGGTGAAGGTGAAGATGTTTTGAATCTACATAATGATAAAATAGATAATAATAAAGATAATATTTTAATTAATAAAAATAATAATCCTGATAACTGTACAACAACTACTATCGA